GAATGGCGTAGCTCTTGAGCACGTTGAACAGGCGCGCCCCCACGTCCCACGACTTGCGCTCGACCTGACCGGCATCACCGATGATGGCGATGTTGAACGCCGACACGGCCTGGGCCTTGTCCCCGATCTCGCACAGCGGGCAGTCCTTGCTCACCGTCTTGAGGCAGGTCCAGGCCCGGACGGTGCGCCCCTCGGGTGAGTTGCGCTCGATCCAGTGGCGCCGGAACGAGGCGTACGGGTTGTCCTGGAGGAACTTGATGACCTGGCTCTTCTCCTCGGGCTTGAAGGCCGAGGCCCACTGGGAGGTGGAGTCCATGATCTGCTGACCGGCCGACCATCCTTCGTGGATGGCACCGTGGTCGGCGGTGTTGTCTTCGTCAGCGTCCCCGTTGCTCGCTGCCTGCATCTTGGGCGGGGCCGGGGGAGTGGTGTCTTCTTCGTCGTCTTCGACGGGACGCCGGATGATGGGTCGTTTGCTCGGTGGCACTAGCTCTATCTCCTTATGTGTTACTTGCTGTTGCTGTCACCAGCCAGTATCTCTCGATACAGGATGGCTACATCTCGGGCGAAGGCTGGCGTCGGGGCCTGCTTGTTGAGCAGGACACGGTGCTTTCTCGCCAGGGCGAGGATACCTTCGATCTGTGTCCGTGTCCAGAGCCGACGCCCCTTGTTGGAGGGGGCGAAGGACCCCGCCTGCTCCTTCTGCTTGACCTTGTAGGAGCGGGGTGACCGGTACGGGGTGTTGGGCATCAGCTTGCGCCCCTCCCACAACCTGATGGCCTGCTGGCTGTAGCCGAGGGCCTTGGCCAGGTGGGAGATGAGGAAGAACTCCTGCTTCTCCCCGTCGATGCGGTAGTACACCGGGTTGGCGTCCCACTCGGCCCGCTCCGCGATCACCGCCTCCTTCTCGGGGGTGCGGTTGACGGGCTTCTTGCGACCGGGGTAGTCGAGGAGATCCTTGAACCGGTCCATCACCTTGTCGTCGGTGTCAGTCATGCATCACCTTCTCCAGCATGCGCTGGGTGTCCTCGCGCCAGGAGATGAGGGCCGGGATGGCCTGGATCGGGACGGCACCCTTGGGGTAGAGGATGCTGAGGACAGCGGCGAAGATGTCTTCGACCCGCCACTCATGATCGATCTCCTTGCGGGGCCGACCGATGGGGTTGGTGCCCTTCTTCTTGTAGCCGGGGGTGATCCCGTGCTCCATGGTGCGATGCCGTGCCATGGCGATGTTCGTCTTGAAGTTGTCCCGTCCGCACTCGGGGCACGGGGTGGGAGGAATGTGAGTCATCTTGTGGCCGTTGACCGCCGCCTTGGAGGGGAACTCCTTGCCGCACACATCGCAGGGGACCATGGGTGGGAGGATGTCGCTCATCGCCTGCCCCTTCCCCTTCCCCTCTTCTGTTCCTGGAGGCGCTGTGTCAACAGCATCACCCGGAAGTCGGAACGGGTCGGCCGCGTACCCCTGGAGTAGCGGTAGAAGTTGGGGTACTGGTAGTGGCGGTAGACCAGTTGACCGAAGGCGCCGACCACGTCACGCCGCTCGGTGCCGCACCGCTCACAGCGCAGCGTCAACGGCGTCCCCATGTCGGTGCTCCAGTTGCTGTCGTAGTCATGCCAGGCATGGCCCATCGTGTTGCAACGGATGAACCCGTCCCGTTCGTGGGACTCGGTGGTCTGGAAGCCCTCCAGCACATCCGTCAGTGTCTCAGCCGATGTCACAACGTGTTCTCCGTTCAGCAGTTTGGGGAGATGATACTAGCTGTTCCTATCAACTCTGTCGATCAGGATCGTTGTACCGCTCACGGTCCAAGCGCATGCACAACTTCTTCATGGCCGCAGGTGGGACACGGTTGATGTCGGTGTTGTCGGGGGCACGGTGACGTGCCCAGGCCACAGGGATCAGACCCAGGGCCGCGATGCAGAGCAGGAGGATGCCCCCGACAACGTCACTGTTCACCGTCCCCTTCGCCCTCGACCAGGTAGAAGGCGTAGCTCTCCGACTTGTCGAAGAGGGCCTCCATCTCCTCGTCGCTGATGTTGCCGCTGTAGTTGGCCCCCAGCACGGCGTCCTCGTCCAGCACCCTCACCATCTCGGTGCAGGAGTCCAGCAGTCCCTTGGCCTCCAGGAAGGCCATCGTCCGCTCGGGGTTGAGGGTGGTGGACTCGCGCCGCTGGCGCAGGATGCCGGTGATCTCCTTCTCCTGGGCCTTGCCCTTCTTGTAGCTGGTGAAGATCACCGGCTCCTCCAGGAGCAGCTTGCGGCTGCCGTTCTCCCCCAGCTCCCCCACCTCGGCCAGCAGTTCCATGAACTGCTTCTTGTACTTGCCCGTCACCAGAGCGGCCCGCTCCTCGGCTGACCTGCTCAGCAGGTAGTCGGCCACCTGCTGGTCGAGGTCAACGGTACTGGCCTCTCGTCGCTTGATCCGTCGTATCACCATGTGTCGATACTAGGCGTCGAGGAACTCCCGCAGTGACTCCAGGTCGAGAGTGATGTTGCCGCTGCGGTCGAACTCGCCGTCGATGAAGGCCCTCGCCACTTTGGCCTTCTGCGTGAGCATCCTGAACATGCGCTCCTCGATGGTGCCGTGGCCGTACATGTAGATGATGTTGATCTGGCCGAAGGCCGACGAGGTGCGGTCGATGCGTGCCACTCGCTGGGCCAGGGCACCGGCACTCCACGGCAGGTCGTAGCAGATGAGATGGGAACCCTGGTTGAGGTCGACGCCGTACGCGCCGGCGTCGGAACTTAAGAAGACTCGGCAGCTCGGCACCGTGTTGAAGCGTTCGATACGCCGATATCGCTCCTTGGCATCAGTGATGTCGCCCGTGAGCGTCGTGAATCCAACCTGCATGTTTGTTATCCGCTGGCCGATCATGCGGAGCATGCCCTTGAAGAACGAGAACACCACGACCTTGTGGTCAGGGTCTTCGTCCAAGATCTGGGTGATCGTCTCGATCAGGGCGTCGAGCTTGGCGTTGTCCACAGGCAGATCGTCGAGAAGACCCGCTGACTTCAGATAGCTGGCGTACTCCGATCCTGCCGCCGATAACGGGCTATCGAAGTCATCGGCACTGCCCCGGAGCAGCCACGGATGGCAGCTCAGCATCCTCATTGCCAACAGCCGTGACATCACAGCACCCATGAGGGAGCCGCCCTGTTCCCTGTAACCCCTGCCGTAGTGGGAGTCGAGGTCGAAGCCGCCGCTGGCATTACCGGCCAGGGCTTTGTCGATGGCGTCACTGAGATCCTGCTTGACCAGATCGTGCAGGGCCATGGTGGGGCCGTCGAGGACCACCGGCATCTCGATCTCGACGCGGTCGGGCAGCCACTCTGCGATGTCCTCTCGGCTGCGCCGGAACATGGCTGGACCCAGGCGACCCTGGATCAGGTGCAGGTTGCGATACCGGCGCGGCTTGCCCCAGCCGTCACGCACGATGAAGGTGCGGTCGAACTTCTGGAAGGAGCCGAGCACATCGGGGTCGATGAACTCCATGATCGAGAACAGTTCCTCGGGCCGGTTCTCCACCGGTTGACCGGACAGGCCGAGACGGACGGGGCAACGACGGGCCAGGATCTTGGCCCGCTTGGTGCGCTTGGCGGCGAAGCCCTTCAAGGCAGAGATCTCATCCATGATGAGGAAGTCGATGGCGAGGAACTCCTTGATCTCCTCCCAGTCGTTGACCAGACACTCGTAGTGGAGGATCGTGTAGTGATACCGTGAGGCTCGGCGGATGGCGGCGATCCGACTCCGCTTGTCGCCATCCACCACCTGGACGCTGGCCCGCGGGTCAGCCTTGGAGATCTCCCGCACCCACTGGTGCTTGGTGGACTTGAGCGCGAACACCGCACCGTGTGATACCTCACCACGGCGACGCATCAGTCTGATGGCAGCAACCGAGGTGATCGTCTTGCCCGATCCCATGACCATGGCGAGCAGCAGGTTGGAGCGATCGAGGATGCGCTCGACCGCCTCAATCTGGTACGGGCGCAGTTCCACTTCGACGCATGATACGACGGCTCACCCAGAGCACCTCTTCCTGAGCAGTAGATCCTCTTCCCGATCGTGAGTTACGAGTGGTCGCCATGACGTGGCGCCCCCACTTCTTGAACCAGTCGTCGTAGTGCTCGTTGGCGTACCCCGACAACAGGATCTGGTGGCCCAGCCCGGACAGTCTCTGCAACTCATCT